CGAGACAGGCAAAGAAAAAAGCGACGCGAAAGACGGCGCAGCCGAAGAAGGCGCCACGCAAGGCGACGAAGAAAGCAACAGGATTGCCGGGGAAATCCGGTGCAGCAGAACTGGAGGCAGCCCCGAGAGGGCCAGAGGCGGAGAGAGAAGAGGAAAAGCCGAATGAGAAAGCCACTCCCAAGAAACGCACATCCAAGCTCGACAAAAAGAAGCTTGGCGAGATGGTGGACAAAATGTTGCTGCAACTGGCGGAGCAGGTGGAGGGCGGAGAGTGCAAGATCACGACGAGCGAGGGGGTGAGGCTGATCCAATTGCGTGAGGCGCTGGGGCTGGACCGTCCGAGCGCCGTGAAGGTGGAGTGGGTGGAGCCGAAGGCGGAATGAAGATCCGGCGGGCCATACCGTACGCTCCGCTGCCCTCGCAGCGGAGATTTCACGAGTCGGCGGCACGATTCAAAGGGTTTTCGGGGCCGATCGGGAGCGGCAAGAGCCAGGCGCTGTGTCATGAAGCGTTGAAGCTGGCCTATCTGAATCCCGGCAGGACGGGGCTCATCGGTGCGCCGACCTACCCGATGCTGCGGGACGCGACGCAAGCGGCGCTGTTCGAAGTCATGAGGCAGGGCGGGATTCCGTTCGAGTTCAACAAGGCGGAAAACCAAGCCGTGCTGATGGACACGGAATCCAGGATCCTGTTCCGGTCGCTGGATGAGTACGAAAGGTTGCGCGGCACGAACCTGGCATGGTTCGGGGTGGATGAGCTGACGTACGCGACCGAGGAGGCATGGGTCCGGCTGGAAGGAAGGTTGAGGGATCCGCAGGCGAAGCGCCTGTGCGGGTTTGGAGTATGGACGCCGAAGGGCTACGACTGGGTGTGGGAGCGGTTCATTCACGACCCGGTGGAAGGTTACGAATGCGTGCAGGCGGCGCCGTTTGAGAACCGGCACCTGCTGGAGAAGGTGCCGGACTTTTACGAGCGATTGAAGCACAGCTACGACGAGGCATTTTACGCGCAGGAAGTCCTGGGCGAGTATTTGAACCCGTCGCAGGGCCTGGTTTACCACGCCTTCGACCGCAAAGCGCATGTGCAGAAACTGGCGCCGGACGAGCAAAGGGAGCTGCTTTGGGCGCTGGATTTCAACGTGGACCCGATGTCGAGCGTGGTGGTGCAGGAGGTGGATGGACGGATCCACGTGCTCGACGAGATTGTGTTGAGGCGGGCGAGCACGAGGGATGCCTGCGAGGAATACGCGCGGCGGTACGGGACATGGAGAGCCGGGTTGGTGATCTACGGCGACGCATGCGCGAGCCGGCTGCAAACGAGCGGGACGACAGACCGGGAGATCATTGAAAGCTTCTTCGCGGAGCGGGGGGAGAGGCCGGCGTACCGGATTCCGAGGAGGAACCCGTCGGTGAGGGAACGAGCGGCGCTGGTGAACGCGAGATTGCGGAACGCGGCCGGCGAAGTGGGCCTGCTGGTAGATCCGCGGTGCAAGGAGCTGATCCTGGATTTCGAACGAGTGCAGTGGGCCGAGGACAGCAGCGAGATCGACAAAGCGAAAGACCCGCGGCGAACGCACCTGAGCGATGCTTTGGGCTACCTGTTGTGGGAGCGGCGGGCGGGGGCTCACGGGGCCGGAGAGAGGGACCAAAGGCTGTACTGGTGAGGCACGAAACGATGCGAGACATCAACCGGGAACATCCGGAATACGCGGCGTGGAAGAGCGTTTGGCCGAAGTACAGGGATCTGTACTCGGGGGGCGAGCAATTCACAGCGAACGCGGACCGCTACCTGATTCCCAGGCAGAAAGAGCCGGCGGCAGTGTACCGCGAGAGGGTGGCACGCGCGTTTTACGAGAATTATGCGGGCTCGATTATCGACTGGTATGCGGCGACGCTGTTCCGGCGGGAGCCGATCCTGACGTTCGACGGCAAGGACGAGGCGGGGCGGCGGTACTTCAATGAGCTTGCGGAGGACTGCGACCGGCGGGGTTCGACGTTGAGCGACTTTTTCCGGCGCCAGGTGATCGAAGCGATGGTGACGGGGCGGAGTTATATCACCATCGATTTTCCCAAGGGGCCGCGGCCGGCAGGCAGCCGCGCCGAGGAAGACGCGATGGGGCTTTCGCGCGGATATTTCAGCGAGTATCCGGCCGAGAGCGTCATTCACTGGCAGAAGGATGAGCGCGGCGAGTACGAGTGGGTGGTGTTGCGCAGCGAGCGGGACGTGCAGGACGAAGAGAGCGGGCAGAAGCAGACGCTGCGGGAGTGGGTGAGATACGACCGCTGCCGGTATGAGATCTGGAGGCAAGTGGAGAGCCTGGGCAAAGCCACGCAACCGGAGATGGCGGAGGAGGGGCTGCACGGGCTGGCGGGATTGAGCCGGGTGCCGGTGTTCGAATTCACGCTTGGCGAAGGGATGTGGCTGATGAACCGGGCTGCATCACTGCAGCTCGAGCATTTCAACAAGTCGAACGCGCTGGCGTGGGCGCTGACGATGGGGCTGTTCGCGATGCCGGTCATTTACAGCGACAGCGAGTTCAAGCAGGTGGTGGGCGAAAGCTACTACGTGAAGCTGGGCAAAGAGGACCGGTTTGGGTGGACGGAGCCGGAGGGGCATGTATACCGGATCGCACTGGAAAACATCGACCGGTTGAAAGAGGAGATCTACCGGGTGTGCTACATGCTACATCAGGCGGGCGGGGCGCTGTCTAAGAACGCGGCCCTGACCGGGGTGAGCAAGCAGAGGGACTACCTGGTGACGCAGGAAGTGCTGCGCGGGATGGGGGACCGGGTGAAGGACATGTTGAAGCGGCTGTTGCGAACGCTGGCCGAGGCGAGGCGTGACGAAGTGCTGATCGGGGTGGCGGGGATGGACGAGTTCGATATCGGGGAGTTTTCCAGCGAGCTGGAGGACGCGGAGCGGCTGCTGCGGATGGGGATTCCATCGGCGACACTGCGGGCGGAGATCCAGAAGAAGCTCGCGATGAAGTACCTCTGCGACGCGAGCCAAGAGATGAAGGACCGGATCGCGCGCGAGATCGACGCCGGGCGGTGAGCCGGGCAGAAGAAGGAGAGACGAAGGATGGAGCAGGGACAGCACGAGGAGATGCGCGCGTCCACAGGGACGCAGCCGGAAGAAATCCGGACCGTGATCCGGAGCGTGATCGAGGAATATCTCGACCTGCAAAAACGGGAAAGCGAGCCGGCCTACAAGGCGGAGCTGCAGGAAGAGAGAAGGAAGCGGGAGCAACTGGAACGGCGGCTGAACGAGCTGGTGGAGGAAAACAAGAGGAGCCGCCAGCTGGCTGAAGAGAGCGACCGGCACGCGCAGATCAAGAGCGAGCTGCAGCGGCTCGGCGTCTCAAAGGTGGACCTGGCATTCAAGATCGTGAAAGACGAAATTGTGCGGGCGGCGGACGGAACGCTAGTGGCGAAAACCTCCGAAGGAGAGAAGAATTTCCGGGATTTCCTGTCGCATTTTGTGCAAGAGAATCCCGAGTTTCTGCCGGCGCGGATCGCGGGCGGCAGCGGCGTGGTGAGCCCCGGCCGCGGGGCAGCGCCGGCGGCGGCGGTCGACCTGGAGAAGATCCGGCCCGGCATGAGCCGGGAGGAGCTGCAGCGAATCCGGGAGCAGATCAGCCGGGTGGCGTTGCATAGCCTGCGGGGCGAGTAGCGCGGAAGGCGGGAGCCGACGCGAGGCGAAGTGAGCAAAGACAAAGGAAAGGGAGAAGAGGATGGCAGCAATCACATCGGCCAACCTGGCCAATGCGATCGTGAAACTGGTGGCGGTGGACGCGCTTCCCGCGCTGATGGGCCACCTGGTGATGGGCAATTTGGTGAACCGGGACTTCGAGCCGCAACTGGCTCAGGCCGGGGACACCGTGAACGTACCGATTCCGCCGACGATGGTGGCGAACAACATTGCGGAAGGCGGGACGGTGCAGACGCAGAATCCGAACGTGGAGACTGCGCAGATCGTGCTGAACACGCACGCGGAGGCGACGTTCCAGATTCCGGATGTGACGAAGGTGATCGCGGTGCCGGATCTGCTTCGGCTGTACATGGAGCCGGCAATGATCGCGCTCGCGGAGAAAGTGGAGAGCGACCTTCTGGGGTTGTACAGCCAGTTCACGGCGAACACGCCGCTGGGCACGGGCGGGACGGCTCTGACGGAGGCGGTGGTGGACACGGCCGAGACGGCGTTGTTCAACGCGAAGGTCCCGCCGAGCGAGCAGAAGTACCTGGTGGTGGACGGGACCGCGTATTCGCAGTTGCGGCAGATTCCGCGGTTCAGCGAGTACCAGACGGCGGGAGACGCGGGGCTGCGGGCTCTGGTGGACGGGAGCATCGGGCGTCTGAAGGACTTCTACGTGTTCCGTTCGCAGTTCGTGAAGAAGACGGGTTCTTCGCCGGTGACGACGCACAACATCGCGTTCGCCCGGAATGCGATGGGGTTGGCGATCCGGCGCCTGCCCAAGCCGCTGCCCGGCACGGGAGCCATTGCGGAATACGCCGAGGTGGGCAACTTCGGCATTCGCGTGGTGATGAGCTATCAGCCCAACACGCTGGCACAGCAGTTCACTGTGGACATCCTGTACGGCGTGGGGGTGCTGAGGAACAGCCACGGCGTGCAGGTTCGCAGCTAGAACCGGAATGGGTACGGGGCGGCTCACAGCCGCCCCGAAGACAGCCGCGGGTGTGGAAGGAGAAGAAAGCATGGATCTGAGGCGTTACTACCAGGAACTCCGACAAAAAGAAGCGGAAATTGAGGGCAAAGACATTTACGTAGTCAGCCTGGAAACAGCGGATGGAGGAAGGGCAGGTGTGGTTACACAGGTGCCAAAAACAATCGGCTGCCGGCTGATTGTGGAGGGGAAAGCGCGGCTGGCAACGCGGGAAGAGGCGGAGAAGTACGAGCAGGAAGAGGAGACAAAGCGGGCCGCTATCGAGCACCAAGAGTATGCCCGCAGGATCCAGGTTCAAGTCGTGGCAGAACCGAGACCAGGCCGGGGCAACAAAACCGAATAGTCAGGCGAGGGAAGAGACATGGCGCTGCTAGTGGATGGCGACATCAATGGACTGGCCGAGCTGAAGGAGTGGGACAGCGGCGTACTCGATGTGGCGCACGGAGAAGGGATCGATCTTGGATCCAAGCTGAGGCGGGCTCAAGCGGAGGTGGAAGAAGAGATCGAACGTTTCCTGCGGGACCAAGAGAGAGGCTCACTGGAGCAGGTGGTGATCGACCGAGGGCTGAGACACTGGCACGCGCTGAAGACGCTGGAATGCGTTTACCGGGACGCGTACTTCAACCAATTGAACGACCGCTATGGCGCCAAGTGGAAGCATTACCTGGAACTGGCTGGACGGCAGGGCGAGCGGTATTTTGCTGCGGGCGTCGGGATTGTGAATGCTCCGCTCCGGCGACCGGCTTGGGTGGAAATCCGGATTCAAGACGGAGCGCTGCCGCCGGCGAGTTACCGCATTCAAGCAACCGTGCTGGATGCGCAAGGGAGAGAGAGCGCGCCGTGTCCCGTGCAAGCCGCGGGGTCTCCGCTGCCGCACGCCCTGGTCGCCCGCTTGCCCTATACGCCTCCGGGAGCGGTGGGATGGAACATCTACATCGCGGCGGAAGACGGTCAGGCGGGACTGCAGAATGATCAGCCCCTTGGGCCTGAACAAGAGTGGACGCTTCCACTGACAGGAGTGAGGACCGGACCTCCGCCCGGCCGGGGCCAGGAAGCGGACGAAGTGATAAGAGCGGGCGGGGCGATTCTCCTGCGAGGGTAGAAATGACGTTCACGATTCGCGAGGTGCTGGAAAGAGTCTCGGGACTTCTTGATGGTGAAGATGGCCTGAGAGACAGCCTGGAGCAACTCAGGGACGCTTACAGGCTGAGCGAAGAACACGCGTGGCCGCCTGGAGTGAGCGTGCTGAAAGCCGGGACAGAGCATGTGGAGAAGTCATTGGGGAGCCGGCACTCCTCAGTCCTGTTGTATTGCGAGAAGATTCACAGCCGGCCCACGGAACGTTTCAGGAGGTTTTCCGGCGAATTGAGCGTCGGGGTGGAAGTGCGAGTGACGCAAGACCGGCTGGAGGGGATCACAGACCGGTTGCACTATTACAGCGACGCGGTAAGGGACGTCCTGGAGCGCGGCCGCGGTTGCATCGGAGAGGGACTGTATTTGAGCGGGGAGACGACGGTGCACATTGATCCCGTGAAAAGAGGCGGCAGACAGTACCTGCAATCGAGCAGGATTGTGTGCACGGTGCTAGTGAACCGGGATTAGGCGG